TTGCTATCCCTGTTTCAGCATTTATTTTAGGTTGATAATAATTCATAATATCTTTTCCATATAATACCCTGTAACCTTGGTATAATAATAAAATAGCTGGAACTTTTTTAACTGTTTCAGGTAACAAAACTTTTTTCCCACCTTCCAATAATAAATAAATTTTATTTCCTTCTTTTACTCTTTTATCAATACAAATAAAATGGATATCTTTTTGAATACTTGTTTTTGACAATCTACTAATAATAGAATCGCAATTTTTACAATATTTACTATAATATAATACAGAACTCATTTATAATAGATAATTTTTTATATAAAAAAATATAACGAAATTATATTTATTAGAATAATACAAAATAAAATTGATATAAATATATTTATTATATCTAATTTATATAATAATGGAATCTTCTAAATCTCAATCACAACCACAAGAATACATGAGTTCTATTCCTTTACCTAAAATAGATGCTATTTTAGAAGAACATGATATAATGACGTTTAATATTAGTAATACAAATGTAAGTATTGCTAATGGTCTTCGTAGAACAATTATGGCAGATATTGATATTGCTGTTTTGGATACAAATGAAGGAGCAATTACCATTGAAAATAATACAACTATGTTTAATAATGAAATATTAAAACAACGATTAGGATGTATACCCGTGATTATGAATGATTTAAATGATAGCGTTAAAGATTTGAAATTAGTAATAGATCGTGTAAATACTTCCAATTCATTAGAATACATTACAACAAAGGATTTTAAGTTATTTGATAAAAAAACAGATAAGGAATTACCAGAAAAAAAGGTTAGGGAATTATTTCCACCAAATAAACAAACTAAATCTTATATTTTGTTTGCCAGATTAAAACCTCAAATATCAAAAGAAATAAAAGGTGAACAATTAAAATTAACATGTAATTTAAACATTAAAAAAGCAAAGGATAGTGGAATGTATAATGTAGTTTCGTCATGTGCTTACAAATATGCTGTGGATAAGATAAAACAAAATGCTGAATGGGAAAAAGTAGAACAAAATATAATAAATTCAATTGAAGAAGTTAACGCTAGTCAATTGCAGCAAAAAATAGATTATGAAAAAGAAAATTGGTTTAATCATGAAGGGTTGCGATTTACAAAAGAGGGTTCATATGACTTTTGTATAGAAACAGTAGGTATTTATCAAAATAAACAAATTATAACAAAAGCTTGTGATGTTTTAATTTTAAAATTAAATGAAATTAAAAACGCAAGTGAAAATAGTAAATTATTTGCTGTAAAAGAAATGCCTGTTGCTCTTAAAAACTCATTTGATATTGTATTATATAATGAAGGATATACAATCGGTAAAATATTAGAATATGTAATGCATTATTCTTATTATAGAAAAAAATTGCTATCTTATGTAGGATTTTCAAAGGCACATCCTCATGATGTTAATTCCGTCATACGATTGGCTTTTACTGATGAAAACGCTGATGTAGCAAACACACAAAATGTTGTAGAAATTTTACATAATTCATGTATTATAGCTGCTAATGTTTTCAAAGAAATTAAAACAAACTTTCAATAAATAATAAAAATTATAATTATTAATTTTTATTATTAGGTTTATTAAGTGTTATATTTACTTATAAGTTTTTATTTATTTTTTTAGTTAATCTAATTTTTTTGTTATTATTTTTTTATTTATTTCATTTTGATTATAATCGATATTCATACAATACATTAATAAAGCAGGTTCCATTGTATTTACATATTTAACTACCTTATTAAATGTAATTTTATCTTTTACTGATTGTAATGATTCTACATAAGATTGATGTAAATTAAACATATTTGTTCTATATCGTTTAGGAAAATATTTCAATTCTTTTTCCTTAAGAATATAACAAGATACATACATCTTGTATAACTCATTTGTAAATTTATGTAACTCATTTCTTAATTTATTAAATGTTGATTTAAATTGTGGGAAATACTTTAAATATTCTCCTACTTTACCTTCTTGCCTCAATACATAATATCTAAATTGAATTTTTGTAGTATTTCCTTTGATATTTTTAACATATTCATATTTGGGATTTACAACTTTCATTCTTCTCATTGAATCATGTGTTTTTACAATATATCCAGGATACACATAACTATAATTAGCATCTATAATACCATTCATATACTCCATAAATGATTTATAAGAATCTATTTCAGGAATATACGAAGGAATTTTAACATATTTAAAGTCAAACCAATCACCATCAACACCTCCATCAGTTGTTACTGGTGTAACACAATAGTTATCCACTAATTGATAAATATTAACCAAATATACCAATGGTCGATTTACAGGAACAACTCGGGCGTTTTTAGGATGCTGTAAAACAAAGCTATACATAAAATTTTTATTAAAAGAATCAAATTCCAAATTACAACAAATCATTGCTTCCAAAAACATCGTTCGAAAAGTTGTTTTTTGATCCATATTATAATAACAATTTGCTCCAATATTACTTCGTGTTGATATTTCCCAATCATTTAATTCAGTAGACCAAAACAAATTAATCATAGTTCCTTCAATATACGGTTGAGCTATATATTTTCCTTTTTCAGTAGTAATCCAATCATCGAAATAATCTTCGGTTAATGATTTAGGAGGGGCATATGAAATAATTTGTTCATCATCTACAATCACCGATCTAAATAAACCAAGTGTTTCAATATTAGATGAGTTTAATTTATTTTTCTTGTATTTAATTAACTTGTAATTTCCAATTTTTTTAACAACAACATGTTTTGAATCACAATATTCTTTGTTGTTTAGGTTTTTAAAGTCAAGGTATTCAGTTAGATTGTACATTTTATTAATAATAACTTTATTATTATCATTTTTTTAAATCAATTTTATTAATTATTTAAGACTTAATAATATTGAATATAATTTCTAATTATTTTATAAGACAATGGAAAAAAAAATGTCAGAGTCATTACTTTTGTCTTTGGGGCAAATTATTAAAATAGAAGCTCCAAATAATAGTGAATTAAATAATAAGGTTTTTATGATTAATTACATTGATAAAAGTATTGTTGAATTATTAGAACAAAAAACACTTGGAAAAAAAATATTAAACATTAACGAAGGATTTTTAACGGAAGAATCAATTGAAAAAATAATTGTGTTATACAAACCAGAAAAAGAAGGATTTGCAAGACAAAATAATTTAGTTGTAAATCGTGTTATTACTATTGAATTTGGCGGCGAAGTTCCAACAATAATAAATGGTAAAATTACAAATTTGGAAGAAGATAGAATTGAAATTTTAAGTTATCCAGATAAACAATATTTTTATATTGATTTTGAATACAAAGGTATTCCTAAGGATTTACCAATTAAATCAATCAAAGATTTTAATATGCCAAAACAACAAGACGAATTAACAAGTGAAATATTAGAAAATGAAATAAAAGATGATGAAAAGAAAAGCGATGAGGGAAAGAAAGATAAGGGAAAAGAAATCGATGATGATAACTTTGAATTTGAGGAAGAAGATGATATATTTAAACCAAGTGAAAAAGTTGATTTAGAAGAAGATTTAATTGATTTAAAAGATATAGAATTTCTTGACGAAGAATTAGGAGAAATAAGTGAAGAAGTAGAAGTAGCGGAGGGAGAGAAGATATTTGATATAACGGATCAAATTACCGATTTAATGGATGATTTATTAGCTAGTGTTCCTTCTTCAAAACGAACCCCGAAATATTTAAGATATATTCATACAATGTTGGAGAGATATAAAGAATTAAGAGAACAATATTCTTTATTTGATGAATTAGGATACTTTTCTGATACAAAATACAAAACTGAAAATTATAAACCAGTTAAAAAAGCACTACACGATATGAATGATAGTTTATATTGGGCGTTACCTGTTGTAACAAATAAAAAACATATATATTTTAGTGATGAAACAGTAGATTATTACGATAGTGACGATTTTAAATCGACCCTTACTAAAAATTATATTAATGATACAATGGAACTTAATAATAATTATCAAAGTAATTCGACCCCTGATGAACAAAACAAATATGATTATTATTATAAAAATTTAAATATCAACACCTATGATACACCCGATGACACAACTGAATATGTTTATACTACAAATAGTTATAATAACAATGTTATTGTAGAACATACAGATGATTTTAATAGTTATAATGGGTTTATAAATCCGCAATTTAAAACGACAATGGCAAATGAAACACGGTTTGTAGTTGATAAAACAAGTGATGGTTTAAGTAAAATAAAACCATCGTCTATGAAACGACCAGGATGTCCAAAATCATTACAACCAAATACAGAACGCGAATATATTACAAATAGTGATAAATTATATGTAAAAGGTATAATTACATTACCATATGATATGATGGAGTATTCAAAAATTTATGATGTTAATAATTCATTGTTAACAAAAATAAATTATCATGGAAATCAACTTCATTATAGTAGCATTTTAAATAAAGATACAGAAGTTTTGTTTAATGATCAAACATCATCGGTTGATATATTTAATGATGTTGTATATCATTATGCTGGTAATGAAAAATTTGAAAATAAAGAAGACGCTTGGGAATCTATCAAAGATAACGCATCATTAAATGTAAATGAATTATTTAATAAATTAAAAGGAGAAATTGAAAATGGCGTTTCTCTTGAAAGAATAAGCAACTATTTTAGTCCTTATCGTTTATATAAAAATGATATCGTGCATAAAGATTATTTATTGATGAAAGAATTTATTGAAAAGGAAATTAAAACTTATAAAAAAACAAAAATAGATAATATTATAAAATACAACAATTATCTTAAGTTTATTAAACAATATAAAAAAATAAGTTTTATAGAAAAGTTATATGCTTCTGATAAAATCAAATCCTTATATAATCTTAAAGAAACTTCTGATACTCAATTATTAAATAATATGTATCAATTAGATGATGGTAG